CGATGATGCTGACGACGTGGCGAACCTGAACTCTCTTGAGTTGACCTTCGCGTGGTTCAACGAGTGCCGGGACATCCACCCTGATATTGTCGATGCGATGTCCAAACGTATTGGCCGTTTCCCGTCCAAGAAGGACGGCGGGCCGACGTGGCACGGAATGTGGGGCGATACCAACCCGCCGACCATGGACACATGGTGGTACTACCAGATGGAAGGGCTTGACCCCAAGGATGGCGTGTCGCCCAACAACAACGGCTGGGCAGTATTCAAGCAGCCGTCAGGCCGCAGTCCGTACGCAGAGAACATCGAGAACCTCCCCGAAGGGTACTACGACACACAAGGCCGCAGCGATGAATACATCCGGGTCTACATCGACGGTGAGTACGGGCTTAGCTCGGCGGGTATGCCGGTCTATAAGTACTTCCGCCCTGATTATCACATGGCCTCTGAGCGTCTTCGTCATATTGCCAATGGCATTCGCCCTGTCGTTGTGGGTATGGATTTGGGCCTTACGCCTGCTGCTGTCATCGGGCAGCAGGACCCGCGCGGGCGGGCGCTCGTATTCGCGGAAGCGGTCAGCTTCGACATGGGGGTCCAACGCTTCATCCGGCAGGTCCTCAAGCCGCTCATCTACGAACGCTTCCCCGGCGCACCCATCCTCGTCGTTACAGACCCCGCTGGCATTCAGCGGGCGCAGACGGACGAAAGGTCGGCAGTGGACATCATCAAAGCCGAGGGGCTGAAGGTCATCCCGGCGCGGACCAACTCGATCTCGGCACGCATCAACGCGGTGGACGACTACCTGATGCGTCAAGTGGATGGTGATCCCGCATTCCTCGTAGACCCCGGATGCACACAACTTAAAGCTGCCATGATGGGCGGATATCGTTACAAACCCAAAGGCGATAGCGATATTGATAAAAATAAACACTCACACGTTGCAGAAGCCTTGCAGTATCTCATGCTGCACATCGCCACGGCGGGCGAGGGTATGGCCCTCCAGCAGAAACGCGACATCAGGGTCCTTGCAGCCGCAGGCTGGACGTAGTAGGCTCTGCCCCGGTTTCCTCCCATGAGACCAACCCCTGTGACTTGGCCCTCTGCACCCAGCAGGGGGCCTTTTCTTTTGGGTATTGCAACCACAGTAGCTTTGCTTTACAACTACGAAACATGGCTGCTGGATTGAGCATATTCCGTGTAGTATCTAACGATGAACTCGCCCGTCAGGAGCGAGAGCAAATCGACCGTGAGCTTCAGGCACGGCAGAACAGTTCACTCATGCTTGGCATCGTGGACTATCTGCGCGAGTGCTGGGACGCTGCGAGGATTTCCAAGAAGCCCATCGAAGACATCATGCTCACCGCCATGCGTCAGCGCAACGGCGAGTACGAACCGGAGAAGCTTGCCGCCATCAAGCAGCAGGGCGGCTCCGAAGTCTTCATGATGATCACGGAAGTGAAGTGCCGCGCCGCCGAAAGCTGGCTGCGTGATATCCTGCTGGATACAGGCACGCCACCGTGGGACATCAGCCCTACGCCAATTCCTGAACTGTCACCTGCGCAGTTACAGGAAATCAAGGCGGCGTTTGCCGACATGGTCGCACGCCTGCTTCAGGAAGAACTCCGCGCCATGACGCCATCCGAGATGGCGGAAGCGAAGGAAGCCATCTCGCAAGAGTATCGCTTCAAGATGTTGCAGGCAGCGCAGAACCGCGCTGACAAGATGAAGCACAAGATTTCCGACCAGTTCGCAGAGGGCGGCTGGGCTGAGAGCTTCAACGATTTCATCACCGACCTCGTTACCTACCCCGCCGCCATCCTCAAGGGACCCGTGGTGCGCCGCCAGCGCACACTCGGCTGGGAAAAGGACGCCTCTGGACGCACGGTAGCCGTTCCAGTGGACAAGATCGCGCCGGAATACGAGCGCGTTGACCCGTTCTACTTCTACCCGGAGCCGGGGATTACTCGCATTCAAGACGGGTATTGCTTCCAGCACCACCCCTTGACCCGCACGATGCTGGCCGATCTGATCGGGATGCCCGGTTACGACGATCAGGCCATCCGCAAATTGCTCGAAGAGGGCAACGGAAGCTCGTGGATCAACCAAGATATCGAGTTGATCAAGGATGAGGAGGAGCGCAAGTACCACACGGAGATGCGCCCGACCCAGATTTTCGACGCGCTTGAGTTCTGGGGCAAGGTTTCCGGCCAGATGCTCCGCGAATGGGGCATGTCGGAGGACGAAGTACCCGATGCAGCCCTTGAATACGACGCGAATGTGTGGGTTTGCGGCAACCTTGTCCTCAAGGCCGTGCTGAACTACGACCCGCTGGGCGAAAAACCCTACGCGAAGACCTCGTTTATCAAGTGTCCGGGTGCATTTTGGGGTAAGGGTATCCCCGAAATCATCGAAGACCTCCAGAATGTCTGCAACGCAGCGGCCCGCGCCCTCGTCAACAACATGGGTATCTCGTCTGGACCCCAAGTTGAGGTCAATCTGGAGCGTATCCCAGCCAACGAGGATATTACCCAGATTTATCCGTGGAAAATCTGGCAGGTTACCAACGATCCAACCGGGTCTAGCGCCCCGGCAGTGCGTTTCACGCAGCCGGAAGCCAATGCGACCATGCTTATGGGCGTCTATGAGCGGTTTTCGCGCCTTGCCGACGAGCATTCTGGCATCCCGGCCTACCTTTATGGCGATCTGAACGTCCAAGGCGCTGGCCGTACGTCCTCTGGCCTCTCCATGCTCATGGGAAGCGCCGGTAAGGGCATCCGTCAGGTGGTCATGCACATCGATAGCGATGTGATCAAGCCGATTGTGGAGCGCCAGTACGTCTACAACATGCGTTATGACGACGACGAGAGCATCAAGGGTGATCTTCAGATCATGCCGCGCGGTGCGATCAACCTCGCCAACCGCGAGACGATGAATGTACGCAGGATCGAGTTCCTGAATGCCACGGCGAACCCCGCCGACATGGAAATCATGGGTCCTGATGGCCGCGCCGCGCTACTGCGCGAGGTCGCCAAGAGCTTGCAAATGCCTACAGAAGATATTATACCTTCGCGCGAGACAACTGCCCTTATGCAGCGTCCGTCGAAGGGACAGCCGCCGCAAGGTGGCGGCAAACCGACTCCGACACAGCCTGACGGTTCTCCCAAAGGGGGGCAGCAGGCCAACGTCGTTACAAGTAATGCGTCTGGAGGGGCACCGTGATCCGCCCCACTGACGAGGTTGTGAAGGCCATGGCCCTCATTGTGAGGCAGTATCCGCAGGTACTGACCTTCTTCAAGGAGTGGAAGGCCCACGAACTCGAACAGCTTCCATTCGCTTCAGGTGCTTCGGCAGTGTCACAGGGGCGCTGCCAAGTATTAGCCGAACTCGTGAAGTTGGCTACAAACTCCCCTGATTTGGCGGCAAAGCAGCCACGCTCGCCGACCAACCCTACGCATACCGGATAGGAGCGTATTAAATGGCAATGCCTGAACAAATTCGTAAGCAGATCGAAGCTGCGGAAGAGAAGATCAAGGAGATTTCGGGTGAGCAGACCGCTGAAGCGGATGCTAACGAACCCGAAACTTCGGAAGCTTCCACTTCTCAGGCTGACGATGCTGGGAAGACAGTTCAACCTTCTGGAGCCTCTGAGCAAGGCACCAAGGAAGACCCGAACTCTGACACGTATGCCCAGCGTTGGCGTACGCTTCAGGGGCAGTTTAACGCAGAAGTACCGCGACTGCGGGGCGCAAACAAGGAATTGCAGGCCCGTGTCGCCCAGTTGGAGAACCTTCTTTCGACGCTTAACAGTGCTCCACCCGTCGCTGCGCAGGCAGCACCGCAGTCCGCGCAGAAGCTCGTGACTGACGACGACGTGGCCGAGTACGGCGAGTCGATTGATATGATGCGCAAGGTCACTCGTGAGGAGGTTGGCTCTATGCTGGGTAAGATTGCCCAGTTGGAGAGCACCATCCAGCACCTTACGAATAACGTGGCAGGTACAGTAATTCCGCAGGTTCAGCGTGTTGCACAGCAGCAGGCTGCGTCAGTGGAAGAGCGGTTCTGGTCTAACCTCGCGCAGCGTGTACCCAATTGGCAGCAGATCAACAACGATCAGGACTTCCAGTCTTGGCTGTTGGAGGTTGATCCGCTGACGAATACTTCGCGTCAGACCCATCTGGAGATCGCCCAGCGTGATCTGGATGCGAACCGTGTCGTTGCGTTCTTCAACGCCTTCACGTCGGCGTCTGGCAAGTTTGCGCCACAAGCGAATGCTCAACCTAATCGGTCTGCTTCAGAGTTGGAGCGGCAGATTGCCCCCGGTCGCGCACGCGGCTCTTCGGGTGCCTCTGCTGGTCAGACCGCGAAAACCTATACTCCGCAGGACATCACGAAGTTCTTCAACGACGTGCGTTCCGGCAAGTACAAGGGTCGTGAAGCTGAGCGTGACCGTGTTGAACGCGACATCTTTGCAGCACAGCGGGATGGACGCATCATGCAAGCAAGCTAAATCTAGGAGACTACCATGCCCTTTCCTACCGCCGCAGGTCGCCCGCAGTATTCGGGCAACTTCATCCCCGAAATCTGGTCAGGCAAGCTGATCCAGAACTTCTACGACGCCACGGTTCTGTCGGCTATTGCCAACACGGACTACGAGGGCGAAATCCGCCGCATGGGTGATGCCGTGAACATCCGCACTACGCCGGAAATCACCATCCGTACGTACGTGAAGGGTCAGACCCTCTCAGTCGAAAGTCCCGACAAGCCGAAGCTTCAGCTTCAGATCGACAAGGGCGAGTACTTTGCCTGCATCGAGGACGACATCGACAAGGTTCAGTCGGACATCAACCTGATGGATAATTGGTCCAAGGACGCCTCTGAGCGTATGAAGATCAAGATCGATCAGCGCGTTCTGACCGATATGCTGCCGGATATCGCTTCGACCAACAAGGGCGGTACGACTGCTTCCCCGACCGCTGGTCGTATCTCTGGCAACATCGCACTCGGAACGACCGGCTCCCCGGTTGCCCTCACCAAGACCAACATCCTCGATTACATCGTTGATCTTGGTACGGTGCTTGACGAGGCCAACGCCCCGGAAGGCAATCGCTTCCTTGTTCTTCCGGCCAAGGCTGTCGGCATGATCAAGAAGTCCGATCTGAAGGACGCCTCGATCACGGGCGATGGCACGTCCATCCTCCGCAACGGGCGCGTTGGTATGATCGACCGCTTCACGGTCTACATGAGCCACAACCTCCTTGCGAGCGGTTCCGGTGCTTCCAAGTATTGGAACATCATCGCCGGTCACAAGATGGGCTTCACGTTCGCCTCTCAGATGACTGAGATGGAAACGATCCGCTCGGAGAGCACCTTCGGCAACATCGTGCGTGGCCTTCAGGTTTACGGCTATAAGGTCGTCAAGCCGGAAGCTCTGGCACAGGGCATCGTTACGCTCGCCTAATTGACGGGGGCTTCGGCCCCCGTTTTTCACGCAATCACTCTCTGAGGAGTAACCTCTATGGCTACGTATACCGACTCCCTTGGTTTCAACAAGGGTTCCGCTGCACTTCCTGCTGACGCACTGGCTAAGTGCCATCGCGTCGAAGTTGTGCTTAACTTCCCGGCTATCATCGCTGCTCGTTCTGCGGCTGGCGCTACCGCTCTGGCCGCTACCGATGTTCTGGAAGTGATCCCCATCCCCGCTGGCACCCTTGTGTCCAACGTCGGTATGGAAGTCACGACCGCTGCTGGTGTCACTAGCACGCTGTCCATCGGTGATGGCGGTGCCGCTGCCGGTTATCTCGCTGCGACCTCGGTTAACGCGACCGGTTGGTCTGGTGGTGTTCCGGTCCTCGCTGCCGGTGCGTTCGCTCCGACCCTGTCCGGTGGCAAGCTGTACTCGGCGGCTGATACGATTGACGTGACCATCGGCACGGCTGTTCCGGCTGCTGCTGTGGTCCGCATCTTCGCTATGATGACCGACGTGACGTAATCCGATGGGGGGCTTCGGCCCCCCATTCACAACTTATAGGAGAGCCGCATGGCACGCGAAAGTCTGTCCGTCCACACGAATGCCGATGCCCAGATGGTCACAGGGCCAAGCCGCCTACTCGGCGTTCTCTATACATCTGCTGGCGGTTCGCTTGACCATATCAAGCTGTATGACGGCACCTCCGCTGCCGGTCGGCTGGTACTCGAACTCGATACCACCAAGCAGGGTGTCGTGACGTGGAATTTGCCCGAAGGCGGTCTGTCGTTCACGACCGGGCTTTACTGCGATATCGGCGGCGCAACCTCCTGCACCGTGGTTTATCAGGACTGATTGCCATGGCGAAAACCCCAGCATGGCAACGCAAGGAAGGGAAGAACCCCAAGGGCGGTCTGAATGCCAAGGGACGGGCTTCCTACAACGCAGCGAACCCCGACAAGCCGGGGCTTAAGGCTCCGCAGCCCGAAGGCGGGCCACGCCGTGACAGCTTCTGTGCCCGGATGAAAGGCATGAAGAAGAAGCTCACCTCGGCCAAGACGGCCAACGATCCGAACTCTCGTATTAACAAATCCCTGAGAGCATGGAACTGCTGATGAAAACCAAGGCTCAGAAGAAAATCTCCAAGGTGATGCGCGAGTTCAAGGCGGGCACACTCCACAGCGGCGTTGATCCGAAGGGGCCGAAGAAGGCACCCGTGGTTAAGAACCGCAAGCAGGCCATTGTCATCGCGCTGAGCGAGGCCGGTAGGAGCAAGAAGCGGTGAAGAAGTCCAAGGTCAACGAGGCCGGGAACTACACCAAGCCAAGCCTCCGCAAGCGCCTGTTCAACGAGATCAAGGGCGCAGCGGTGCAGGGCACAGCAGCAGGCCAGTGGTCGGCCCGCAAGGCCCAGCTTCTGGCAAAGAAGTACAAGGCAGCAGGCGGGGGCTACACGTCGTGAAGGCCCCCCAGAAGTCCCTCAAGGACTGGACCGCCCAGAAGTGGCGTACCAAGTCCGGTAAGCCGTCCTCCAAGACCGGAGAAAGATATTTACCGGAAGCGGCGATTAAGGCATTATCCTCCGCAGAATACGCGGCGACAACCGCAGCGAAGCGTAAGGGTATGAAGAGCGGCAAGCAGTTTGTGCAGCAGCCAGACAAGATTGCCAAGAAAACAGCGAAGTACAGATAGGAGCCTACCATGGCGAAGAAGCCGATGATGAAGTTCACCCCCTGCTCCAAGTGCCCATCGCCCGCCAAGTGCAAGGCCGCTGGCAAGTGCATGATGAAGGGCAAGAAGTGATATGAGTAAGTTTCTCCGCAACAAGAACGACGGTTTTATCTACCCGTGGAACGAAATCCTCGCGGCAAATCCTCTCTGCGAGGAAGTCACCGAAGAGCAGGCGTTCCCTGAGAGGTTCGAGCCGAAGGCGGCGAAGGGTCGTAAGCCCAAGGTCAGCCTGACTACGGACGACATTCCCGAGCCGCCGCAGGATGACCTGCTGGCAGACCTCAACGACGAACTGACGCGGAAGACGAAGGTATGATCCTTTCCGACGTAATTACAGAGGCCCGGAAGTTGCTTCAGGATACGAGTTCTGAGGCAAGCCTTCGGCGTTTCACGGATGAGGTACTCTTGGGGTTTGCCAACCAGACCTTGAAGCGCATTGCCCTGATCCGCCCGGACCTCTTTTCTTACGTCGGAACCATTACCTGCACGGCTGGCGAGGTTCTCCAGTCCGCACCTTCCGACTCCATCCGCCTCATGGAAGTCTTCCGTGTGCAGGGCGGCAGCGCCGTGCGCGAAACCAACCGGCAGACCATCGATCAGACTTACCCCGGCTGGGTGGATGCCACCGCTGGCGCTACGGTCAACTGGATGCGGCACCCCCGCAACCCGAACAAGTTCTTCATCTACCCGAGGGCTCCTGCTG